CCCGGTCGCGGCGCAACCGCCGGGTTATCCGGCGTGCCGGTCGCCTCCGGCCCGCGGAGCGGCGTCGGGCCGGGTGTGTACACCGGCGGGCCGGTGGGCGAGCCGGGCGGGTTGTTCGCGTAGAGTTGATACTGCCCGTACAGCCACGTATAGGCATCCTGCATAGACTTGGCGATACTCGCGGCGTGCGTGGCGGCGGCGGCGTAACCGGCGGCAACCGCGCCGATCTGCGTCACCTCTTGTTGCCAATACGTCTTGCGGTCGCCGATCAGCGTGCGGAGCGCATCCGCTGCCGCTTTGTCGCCGGCTTGCTGGATCCCGTAGCGCGTGTTTTCTTTGTCGATCTCGTCTTGGATCCCTTGCTGGCGCGCCTGCGTCGCCCGCTGATCGGCTTGCTGGCGTTCGTGCACCCCGGCGATCTGATCCTGGATCGCCTTGAGCGCCGCCTCATCCGCCTTGCGCTGCGCCTCGCCTTGCGCCTGCGTCTCGGCGAGGCGCTTCTCCGCGGCGCGGGTGGCGGCGAGATCCTTCTCGGCAACCGCCTTGCCCTCTTTCTCGAGGCGCGCCGCCGCTTCGTCGTAGTTGTCCTGCGCGACCGCCTGCTCGGCGCGGGCGAGTTCGAGCGCGCCGGCGCTCTTCTTCTGCGCCGCCGCGCGCTGGCGCTCGAGGCGGCGCGCCTCCGCCTCGTTGCCGGAGGCGCGCGCCGCCTGAATGGCGCGGAGCGCCTCGAGATCCTCTTTGTGTTGCTGGCGGGTGAGTTGCCCTACCCGCTCGTTCGCGCCGGCCCGCGCGCGCGCCTGCCCGCCGATCTCCGCTTCCCATTTCTCGGCGAGGGCGCGGGTTTCGTCGTCAATCACCGCCAGTTGCCGGAGGTACTCCTCGGTTTCGCCCTTGAGCACCGCTTGCAACAACCCGGCGTGCGCCTGCGCCCGGTCGCGCGTCGCCTGTACATCCGCCTGCGCGGCGGCGACGGCGGCGGCGCTCGCGTCGGAATGCTGGCGGGCGAGTTCCTGTTGCGCGTTCGCGTTCTTTTGTAACCCGTCGATCTCGTCTTGGTAGCCTTGCTGCCGCTCTTGCGCGGCGCGGGCGACCGTGCGCGACTCGGCGGTGAGGCCGTCTACGATCCCCTTGTGCGCGTTCGCGTGTTGCTCCGCCGCGTTGGTGGCGGCGGTGAGTTGCTGTGTATAGATGTTGAGGATCGAACTGCCGAGCGCAATCGCGGTATTCGCGCCCGCCTGCGCCGCGCCCGCCGCGCTCTGCGCCTGCGTCGCCGCCTGTTGCGCGCCGGCGAACTGGCGGTAGCCGTTGAGGAGCGCCGTCACTTGCTCGGTGTTCTTGCCGAACGCGGATGCGAGGCGATAGAGCACCGTCTCGGAGAGTTGCCCGCCCGCCTGCACCTCGCGGAACGCGACGGCGAGGATCGACAATGCGCCCGCCGCCTCATCCGATCCCGCCTTGAAGTCTTTCCCCACCGCGCCCCACAGGCGCGCGAACTCTTGCCCCTGTTCGGGCGACATCCCCGCGAGGTACTGGCGGAGGATCTCGCGCCCGTACCCCTGCACCGTCGCCGGCGCGAGGGGCGAACCGGGCGCGGTGCCGGCGAGTTCCGCCGCGACCGGCTCGCCGAACGCCTTGCGCACATCCTGGCGGATCGCGCCCTCCTGATCGGTGATCATCTTGCGGAACCCGGCGAGCGCGTCGGGACTGATCTCGATCCGCCCGCCGCTCACCGCCTTGAGGAAATTGTTATAGGCATCCGTCAGGAGGTAGATCGCCTTGACGCCCTGCAACCCGAGATCGGCGAAGAAGTTGCCGGAGATGATGATCTGCAACTCCTCGGCGAGTTGCGACACGAACGATCGACTCGCCGGCGTCTTGAGCGCCGCGTTCAACTCCTTGAGGCCGGCGAGCGTGGCGTCAAAGATCGGTTTTCCGCCCTCGGCGGCGAGTTGCTTGAGGGTGCCGAGCAAGATCTCCTGTTGCGCGTTGAATGTCTTAGACTGTTCGGTGACGAGCGCCGCGTCGATCCCCTGTTCCTGCATGGCGCGGCGCACCGCCTCGAGGGCGGGCACGCCCTCATCCTTGAGGCGGTTGATCGTCACGCGCGAGAGGTTGAAGCGTTCGATCACGCTGGTAAAGTCGCCGCTCGCCGCCTCGCGGAGGGCGAACGCCGCGCCCTTGAGTCCCTCCTCCGGATTCGAGGCGGCGAGTTGCTCCGCCAGGGCGAGCAAATCCGCCATCGGCGCGCCGGAGGCGCGGGCGGCGGGCGCGAGGCCGGCGATGGCGTCGGCGAGGGCGAGGTACGTGCCGTGCCCGGCATCGGCCTCGCGGCGGGCGAGGGCGAGTTGCTCCGCCGTTACCGCGGCGTTCTTGTTGATCCCCGCGAGGCGCGCCTCCGCCTGTTGCACGCTGGCGGAGTAGTTGAAAATGGCGTCGCCGGCGGCGCGGGCGGCATCCTCGATCAGTCCGAGGCCGGCGGAGGTGGCGGCGGCGGCGACGCCGGCGGTAACGCCCGCCGAGCGGAATGCGCCCTCGAACCCGCCGAGTTTGGCTTGCAGGTTGCCCGCGCCGTCGCCCGCCTCGCGGAACGCGCGTTGCACGCCCTGCGCATCGCCGAGGATCGTTACGGTGAGGGTGCGCCCCGAATTGCCAGCCATTAGCGCCACCTCTCAACCAAAATTGCACCGCGAGGTATTACGATCCTCGGTGACGGCAAGGAGGGGCAATGAAAACGTGCTACCGGTGCAAGGAAGCAAAGGCACCCGAGGAGTTCAAGCGCGACAAGAACCGCGCCGACGGGCGGTATCCGATCTGCAAGGCGTGCTGCCGCCTCGAGCGGGCACGCACCGCCGAGGCGTCGCGCCAGTACGCCCGCCGGTACTACGCCGAGCACGCCGAGGAGCGCCGCGCGTATGCTCGCGCCCACGCCAAGACGGAAGCGGGCCGGCGGCGCAACGCGGAGTACATGGCGGCGCGGCGCGGCGAATTGCCCGCCGAGGCGCGCCCGGCGCTCGTCAAGCATCGGGAATGGTGGCAACGGTACCGAGAGGAGCGGCGCGAGGATATCCGCGCCAGAAATGCGCGGTGGGATGCCGACAACCGCGCTTGGCGCAGCGCCTACGCTCTTCGCTGGCAGGCGGCATTCCGCGCCGAGCATCGCGATGAGTGGCTCGCTCGCCAGCGTCGCTATCGTGCCGCGTGGCGCGCCCGCAACCGGGAACGATACAACGCCTTGAGTCGCGCCTACCATCGCCGCCGGCGCGCCGAGTGGCCGGAACGCTACGCCGCCGCCAAGCAACGCCGCCGGGCGCGACTCAGCGACGCCGGGCACTTCACGGCGATCGAGTGGTCCTTGCTCAAGGCGCGCTATGCGTACACGTGCCTTGCGTGCGGCAGGGGCGAACCCGAGATCCGCCTCACGGTCGATCACGTCGTGCCGCTGGTGCAGGGTGGTAGCAACACGATCGGCAACATCCAACCGCTCTGCCGCTCGTGCAACTCGCGGAAGCACGACAAGACGATCGATTATCGCCCGCACTAGCCTACGCGCCATCCCGCGCCCTCGCATACTCCACCGCGAGGCGCACACAGCGCCGCGGGGTGACTTTGGGCGATGCCCGCCTGAGCGTCACGTAGATCAACCCCGCCAGGAGCGGCACGGGCGGATCGGCGAGATCGGCGGCGGCGGCGTCCACCCCGCCGGCGGCGGCGATGGCGCGCGCGTCGGCGATCTCCGCCGGCGTGAGCGAGTCGAGATCGATCACGAGTTCGCGCGGTATGCGCGCCATCCTCGCCTCCTAGTCGGGAAACGCTTCCTCGGCGAGCGCGTCGAGCATATCCCCGTACACGTCGCGGATCGCCGGGATGCTGGCGCGGATCGCCGGGTAGAAGAAATACCCGGTGTTGCCGCGCCCCTGCCGCGGCGAGCGGGCCGGGAACTGCTTGTACTTCACCGATCCGAACTCGTGCCCGATCGCCTGCGGCACCCGCGCGCCGCCCATCGCCACTTGCACCCGGCTTTGCGAGCCGAGCGCGCGGATCGAGTCGCGCACCGCGTGGCCGGGGTTCGGGTTCGTGCGCCGCGCCGCCCTGGCGCGCGCCTCCGGCACGACGATCGCGCCGGCGATCCGCTTGTTCGCCTGCGCGAGTTCGCGGGGAAAGCGCGCATCGGCGGCGCGGAGGGCGCGCCGGAACTCGTTGAACCCGCGAACCTGTACCGCCTCATCCGCGAACCCGCGAGGCACGGCGCGCCCTCCCCCCGCGCCCTAGAGCGCGGTGTCGTCTGTGTGGTAGACCGCGGTGATGATCGGATCGGTGCCGTTATAGAGCGCCTTGAACGGCACCCGTTGCGTCACGATATCCGAACCCGAGACGCTCGGCGTCTCGCCGTCGTACCGGATCTCGGGGATGGTGATCTCGAGCTTGTACGGGTTGCCGGTCGCGCCGATCTCCCCGTACGCCCACGTCGCCACCAGGGCGGCGGGTGTGCCGGCGATGAAGAGATCGTACAAGTCGGTATCCTCGAACTCCTTATCGAGGGTGCCGCCGATCTGCCATTCCCCGTTCGCGATCGGTTCCTTCTTGCTGTTGCCGAGGAAGCGCCGATCGGTCGCGAGCGCCCGGTTATGGGTGATCGCGATCGAGCGGAGATCCGCCGACGCGCCGCCGAGCGTCACCGCGGCGTCAAGGAACGCGAGCGGCACCAGATCCGCCGGGTACGAGGCGACGGCGAGCGACGTTGCGTGATCGCTCACCGGGCGCGCGTCGATCGTCGCCTTGAGGTTGAGGTTCCCATCTACGGCGTTGCTCAACTCCCATTGCGTCATCTTGCAGCCCGTGAACGTCCACGGCACGACGGTGCCGCCGACGGTGGGGATCCCGCGCTGCATGGTCGCCGAGACGCCCGCGCCGCCGGTGCTCGTGGGCAGGGTGTGCGTTTGGGTGTACTCGGCGGTGCTGCCCACTTGCGCCACGACGGAGGTACCGAACATGAGTTTTAGGAGGTACCCCATCCCCTTGTTCATGAAGTCGAGATCGATCGGCCCGCCGGCGCTCCTGGCGTAGCGCCGCGAGCGCCCGGTGCGGAGCACGATCTGCCCGCTGCCCCGGCTCTCGAGGGTGCCGGGTTCCACCTTGAGATCGGCGGAATTGAACTCGTGAAACCGCGTCGGCGTGACGCCGGTTCCGTACACGTTCTCGAGCGCGAGGCCGAGTTGCGCCGAGAGGCCCGATCCGATTGGCATTGCTCGCTCTCCTTCCGTCGCTGGCCGGCTCGCGCCCGCGCCCGCCGGGCGGCGTTACTCGCCGCCCTCGCCCTCGCCATCCTTGAGGCGGCGGTAGTTCTCCGCCTGCGCCTCGAGTTGCTCCGCCAGGGCGCGATCCGGCACCTCGAACACCTCGCCGCGCTTGACGGTCGCGCCGTCGCCGAGCGCCGGGATGCTCACCTCGCCCACCGGGCCGATGTACCGGAACCGCGCCACCTTGCCCGCCATCGCCGCGCCCTCCTAATTGCTCGTGAGTTCGGTGATCGCCTCGATCGCGAAACTCAGCGAGGCCCACCGCACGCCCTCGGCGATCCCCTGATCGAGTTCGTGCTCCGCCAGGTGCGATTGCCGCACGCGGAACGACACGCCGGGATCGAGCCTGAGCGCATCCTCGAGTTCGGCGAGGAGCGCGTAGGCGCGCTCGCGCGCCGCCGTCGCCACCTCCTCGCCCGCGCCGCTCAATTCGACATACAACCCGCCGCGCACGGTGAACTCTTCCCGCTTGCGGCGGTTGCCGAGCGCCGCCCATCCCTGCGTCGCCGGCACGGTGAAGAATTGGATCGTCTCGGGCGCGACCGGCGCGCCGCTCGGCGCGGTGGTGACGAGCACGGTACCCTCGCCCTCGGCGAGCGGGATCGCCCTGGCGTCGAGCGCCGCCTTGAGCGCCGCGAGGTAGGCCGGTACCGCGCTCGTCTGCGTCGCCATCGCCCCTACCCGATCCCCGGTACGGTTTCGTCGTACCGCGCGAGCACCGCGTCAACCTCCGGGATGCCGTAGTACGCGCGGTCGCGCCACCCGGCAACGGCGAGGTTGTAGGTGCCGTACTCGGTGGTTTGCTGCGTCGCGCGGGCGCTCACGTCGCTCGGCACGAGTTGCGCCGCCAGGAGCGCGAGCGCGGCGCGCCGGATCGCCGGCGGCGGCGCGTCGTACCCGTGCGTGTAGCGCACCCGCACGCCGCCGATCCCCCATCGCCACGCCACGCCGGCCCGCTCGAGCACGCCGCCCGGCCCCACCCGCACCGCGGCGAGCGCGCCGGCGTCGTACTCCTCCCACGCCGCCGCGCCGCCGGCGCGCGTCGCGATCCCCGTGACGCCGCGGAGGTGGAGGTGCGGCAGGCGGAGCACCGCGGCGTTGCCGTCGCCGCCGAGGAGCGCCTCGGCGGAGCGCGGCACGAACGACACGCCGCAGATCCGGGTGAAGTCGTCAAGGATGCGCGCGCGCTCCTGCGCGATCCGCGCCGCCGGGTAGCGCGCCGCGTCGGTGAGTTCGCGCCTGCCGAACTGGCGCGCCTCGGCGACCGTGAACAACCACGCGCCGATCGTCTCGTGGTACGTCGTGATGGTCGCCGGCGCGCCGCCCACGGTGCCCGACCATACCGCCGTCAGGAGATCGAGCGCCGCCGTCTGCGCGCCCGTGAGCGCGTAGGTGCGCGCCGCCGCGCCGGTGCCGTCGGTCGCCGCGTCGGTGGCGAGCGCCGTGCCGTCGCGGCGGGTGATCGTCACCGTCACGACGCCGGGATCGACGGGCGCGCCCTCACTGTCGGCGAACGTCGCCGCGAGGGTGGCCGGTTGCCCGGCGAGGAGGTGCTCGGGCGCGTACCCGTACTCGGCGCTCACCGCGCGCCCTTATTCGCCGCGCGCGGCGCTTCCTTGTTTGCCGCCGGCGGTTCCTGCTTCGCCCCGGCGGGCGCGAGGTTGTACCGCTTCACCACCTCCGGCGAGAGCGCCGTGCCCTTGCGGGCGAAGAGTACCGCCGCGTCGGGATCGCCCTCCGGCACGAGGCGCGCGCCGTCGCCCGTCAACCAGAGTCGCCCCTCGGTGATGTAGTCGCCCTGCTTTGCCATGCCTGCCCGCTCCTCGCGAGTGTCGCCGCCGCTCGAGGGATCCGCGCCGCCGCTTAGGTCTGCGTGCCCACGACTACCCACGTCGGCGAGGCGAGCGTGCCGGTGTTGATGTAGAGCTTGGCGTTCGTGGTGTCGATCAGGAGCGCGCCCTTAGCGGCGTACCCCTTCTGTGTGCCGCTCGTGCCGTCCGTCGGCGCGCCGGCGTTCGTGAACGGCCCGAAACTGCCCGCCGTGCTGCTGTGCGCCGCCGAGGCCGGGCGCTCGAGCGCGCCCTCGATCACGTTGCCGCCGCTGATCACGCCCATCGCTGGATCCTCCTGTGTCGGGTGGTGCCGCGCGCGGGCCGGTGTCAGCCCGCGCGCGGCGTCAACCCCTGCGCCGCGCCGGCGCTCAATGCCCGTGACGTTGCCTCAGATGCCCGTGATTGTGCAAAATGCAGCCGGGCGGTACACGGCCAGGAGGAGGCGCTCCTCTGCCAGGATCGCGACCTTGTTCTCTACGAAGTAGGTGTCATGCTCGGTGGAGATCGTGATCGTGATCCCGCTGTTCGGCTTGCGGAAGATCTGCGCCATCGGGCGGAACGCGCCGACGATCGCGGTGTTCTCCGTCTGCACCGGCGTCTGTCGCACGTCGGCACCCCAAAGGCGCTGTCCCACGGTCGGATCGGAGGGGTTGCCGAGGATGTAGATCCCGTCGGCGGTGCGCGTCAAGACGAGATCCTGCCAGTCGTTCGGGTGCATGACGATCCCGGTTGGTTCGGCGTCCCCGGTGACGCGAACTTTGGTCATCCCCCTGAGGATGGCGTCAAACACCGGATCGGTCCCCTTCGCCTGCGTCTGGAGGCCGGTGCGATCGGTGATACCCGAGAGGTTCGGCGCGGTGCCGTCGCCGTTGAGGAGTTGCCCCTCGCGCCGGCGCACGACCATGTACGTGAGGCGCTCGCGGATGTAGGAGAGTAAGCCATCGTTATCCTCGAGCACCTCGCTCGTCACCGGCAGCCACGTCGGGATCTTGCGCATCGTGTCCTGCCGGAGGGTGAACCCGAGCGCGCTCTCCGGCTTGGCGGCACCCTCCGCCGTCTCGGCGGCGTTGTTCGTGAATGTGGTTTCCTCGTAATACTCGTACACGTTGCTATTGATCGTGCCCTGCGCGAAGAGATCCGAGACTTGCCGGTACGCCTGCGCGCTCGGCACGATATCGGGCCGGCGCTCCGCCCGCGGCGTCACATCCGCCAGCGTCAGGAGGGTCTTTGCCTCCGCCTCGGTGAGGTGAAACTCAACCGTCTTGACGGCCCCGGCGCGGAACGCCTGATAGCCCTTGCTCTCGTTGAGGATCTCCTCGATCTGGCGCACCCGCGGCGCGCCCTTGCTCGCCGGCGCGCCGGGATCGCCCGCCTGCGCCCGCGCGCCCTTGCCGGCGTCGGGATCGGGGATGCTCCGGCGGATCTCCTCCGCCGCCTTGAGTTCCTCGAGATCGGCACCGAGCGCCTTGAGTTCGTCGTTGCGCTGGCGGATGTCGGCAACCTGATCGGCGGAGAGCTTGTACTCGCCGTCGATCTTCGCGCCGTCGAAGATGTCGGCGAGCGCCTTGCGCTTCGCGCCGATCATCGCCTCGAGTTCGTGCACGCTGCGGGCGGTTGCGGTCATTGTCGTTCCCTTTCTCGCGTTTTGTCGGTTCGGGCCGGCGCGCTACAGGCGCACGCCGGCGAGGAGCGCCTCAACCGTCGCCACCTCCGTAAAGAGGCGCGCGATCTCCGCCGCGCTCGCCGCTTTGGGTGTGTCGTGCTCGGCGATCATGGCGCTCATATCGGTGCACACCGCCTGTAAGGCGTCGCGGTGTGCGCGCATCCGCTCGAGGTTCGCGCCGCTCATGGTCCGGCCCTCTTTCGCCCGCAAGGCAGCAAGCGCCTTGACGCGGGCGGCGAACTCCTCAACCGTCGCAAGCACGGCGGAGGAATGCGCCTCGAGGGTGAGCGTCGCGCCCTTGATCGCGTCGGTGCGGGTGCCGAGGCCGGCACCGATCATCACCGGGGATGCCTCGATCACGTCCAGCGAGCGGAGGAACCGCACGGATTGCCCCTCGAACTCGCCGAATGAGTAGTCTTTGGCGTAATAGCCGTAGGACCATTGGCACCGCGCGCCGAGGTGCTTGAGGGTGCGGTACGTCTCGCCGCCGGCGATCGTGTCGAGGAAGAATTGCCCCTCAACCCACGCCGTCTGATCGTCGGTGCCGATCGTGCCCATGCCGATCGGCAGGGCATCCCAATCGTGCCCCCACGCGGCGATCTTCACCTCCTGGCCCGCCTGAAACGCGCCGGGGAGCGTCACATCCTGATCCTTGTCGATCACGTTGAGGGTTGCGATCGTGGCGCGGAACTGGCCCGCGTCGCCCTCCGCCTTGAAATCGGCGAGCGCGGCGCGCTTGCGCGCGAGCGTCGGTGCCTCCGGCATACCTACTGCCCTCCTTGCGTGGCCGGCGGCGGTGCCGCCATCACCGGCGTAAGATTCATCGCCCGGTGCAACTTGTCTGCGTCGGGATCGGCCACCTCGGGATAGTTCTCGAGGCGGCGGATCTCGTTCTGGGTGAGGATGCCGGAGGTGATCGCTTGCGAGTACGCCGTGAACCGGCCCGCAACGTCGCCCTTCATCACGTCGTTCAAGTCGAACTCAACGAACGCGCCGGCGAGTTCGGGCGCGGGCGCGATCAGTTGCGCGTAGAGCGTCTCTTCAATGAGGTTGAGCCACGGCCCCAAAGTGCCCGTGTAGAACATCCTTTCCTGCGTCTCGATATTGGAAAAGGTGGCGTGATCGAGGATCCCGATCTGCGGCGGCGGGATATCGAACGCCGCCGCCACCTCCTCGCGGGTGAGGCGGCGGTGCTCCACGACCGCGGCCTCGTTGAGATCCCAGGACATAGATTCCCACTTGAGGCCATTCGAGAGGATCGCGAGTTTGTAGGCGTTGTTCGGCCCGCCGTGCAGGCGCTTGACATCCTCGCGGAGGGCGGCGCGCACCTCTTTCGAGAGGTTCTGATCGGTGGAGAGGATGCCGCCAGGGCGCGCGCCGTTCTCGAATGAGGCGACGCCGAGGCGTTGCGCGGCGTACTCGATCGCCAGCGTCAACCGGAGCGGCTCGAGTTGCGAGATCGCAAAGTCGCTCGCCGCGCCCGGCGTGTAGTGGTGAAAGTGCACAACCTGCCAGGGCGCGTATTCCTTGACGCTGCCATCCGGTTTGCTCCACTCGTACGCGCCGCCGTCGGTGATGCGCCACCCCACCGGCGGCACGCTGGCGAGGGATGTGGGTACGTCGGTGGGCCGGCGCGCGCCGATCTTGAGGAGTAAGGCATTCCCGTAGATCGCCATATCCTTGACGATCGCCTCTTTGAGGTGGCCGGGTGTCCACCGCGGGTACGGCGCGCGGAGCAACTCGTACAGCGGGCCGGCGGTGAGGCGCTCGCGCTTGCCCTGCTCGCCGGCACTGTACACCTTGAGGGGCAACCGGGCGACGCTATGGGCCAGTTTGTTGACGGCGGTATTCACCCAATGTTGATGGCGGTACATCTCGGCGTAGGTGTGCCGGTAGACGCCGCGGCCGATCCCGGCATCCCACGGATCCGCCCAATTGATCACGATATCCCGCGCCGGCGCGATATCCTCGAGCGCCTTTGCCTCGAGGGCGGCGGGCGGTGTCAGGCGCGACAGGGCGCGCGCAAAGAGCGTCATGATGCCGCCACCCCTTGCGCGAGGAACACCAGGGCGATCCCGCCGAGGATGAGCGCCGCGGGCACGGAGAAGAGCGCGACGCCGGCGAGCGCCACGAGGATGCCGAGCACCTCGAGGGCGGTTGCCGCGGCGGAGCGCGCGCGCCGGTCGCGCCCGACGCGGCGCGCGGTGGCGGCGATCTGCGGTCGCGGATCGATCATGCCGCCTGCCCCTCCTCGTCATCCTCGGGGAACCAGAGCGCCGGCGTGGTATCCTCCGCCGGCGCGGCGACGCGGCGCGCCTCGGCGACCATAAGCACGGTGGCGATCGCGGCGTCGTTCAGCTTGCGATCCGGCGTTTTCACGAGGCGCACGCCGCCGCCCGGCACTTGCCGCGCGACCGCGTTGCGGATGTGCCGCGCGTAGATCGGATCGGGTTCGTGGGCGAAGAGGCGATCGAGGATCAACTCGTAAAGCGCCTGCGTCGGCCCCACCATCCGCCCGTGCGTCTGCGGCGTCTCGATCATGGAGATCCCCTCGGCCTCGAGGGTGGCGGCGCTCCACGTGATCAGGGCGGGATCGTAGGCGACCGCGGCGAGGCACCCCGTCGCGTAATACTCGCGGATCGTGTTCTCCACCTCGGCGATCGGCAACCGCCACCCCTCGAGCGGTTTCCCGGTCTGCGGGTTGACGGGCGCTTGCCAGATGTGCGCCTTAGCGCGGAGCACCCGCTCGCCCTCGCCCTCCTCGCCGCTCCACTGGCCCACCACGAGCGCCGTAGAGTCGCGGTGCGTCGAGGCGTCCCACCCGATATAGAGCGGGCGATCGGCGTCGAACGCGAACGGCGCGATCTCGCACTCTTCCCACGCGCCGGCGGGCAGCCAGGAACTTTCTACCGCCGTCCACCCGCCGAGGAAGTACCGGATGAAGATCTCGAGCACCTTCCGGCGGAACTGATCGACGTAGAACGCCTCTTGCACCGTCTCGCCGAGCGAGGGATTCGCCGCCGCCAGCATCCGGCGGAACGCCTCGCGGTGCTCGCGGAGGATCGTCTCGGCGTCGTACCGGTACAGGAGGGCGAGATCCTCCGCCGGCGCGGCGTAGATCTTGGCGTAGAACGTCCGATCCTCGAGTTCGCCGGCGATCAGTTTCTCGGCGTGGGTGTGGTAGTGCCCGCAGAGGGACTCGAGATCGTAACCCGCCGTCGTGATCATCAGCACGAGGGGTTCCTCGCGCGCGCCCGTCGCGTTCGTCAGGACGTTGAAGAGGCCCGGCCCGCGCTCGCCCTTGAACTCGTGCAACTCGTCCAGGGTGACGGTGGAGTATGACGGCCCGTCATTCGTGCCCACCGACGCCGAGCACCGCCGGATCTTCGCCGCCGGGTTTTCCTTGAGGGTGATCTCTTTCGCGTAGCACTCGGTGAGCGCCGCCAGGGCGGGCGAGAGGGTGCACATCGTCTTGCACGCGCCGAACACGAGATCGGCTTGCTCGTCAGAGTTCGCCGCGCAGGCGATCTCCGGCGACGCCTCGCCGTCGGCAACGAGGAAATACACATCTAAGGCGGCGATAAGTTCCGTCTTGCCCTGCTTTTTCGGCAACTCGATATACGCCCACCGGTACCGCCGGCGGCGCGTCTCGCTGTCGATCTCGAACAACTCATAGATGAGGCGCTTTTGCCAGTTGAGGAGGAGGAACGGCTTACCGCGCCATTTCCCTTTCGTGAACACGCAGCACGATTCGATAAACGCGATCACGTGTTCGCCGGCGCTCTCGAACGTGCGCCCGCCGAGGCGTACCTCGCGCGTCGGGATCCCGGTCGCCGTCGTGCCGCTCACGCCAGATCCTCGAGGTTGATCACGCCCTCGTCACTCCGCGGCGCGCTCGCCCGCTCGGCTAGTCGCGCCTTGAGATCCTCGATCGAACTCGCGCCGGCGGAGATCGCGATCCCGAGGCGCATCCGCGCGAGCGGGGTGAGGCCGAACGCCTCCTCATAGTGCGCGATCTCGCGGGTGAGTTCCTTGAGTTGCCCGAACCGCGGATCGAGGCGCTCGCCCATCCGCGTCTCCATCACGATCCCCACCGCGAGGCTATCGTGCAGATCGAGGCGCTCCGAGACGGCGCAGATCCACCGGCGCAGGGCGATCCCGTCGGCGTTGAGATCGATCGTCTGCGCGATCGGCGAGTGCCAGAGGGCATCCCACGCCGCGAGCGCCTCCGGCCTCAACCCCTCCGGCGGCGGCGGCACGGTGCGCCCCTCGCCCTTGATCGGCGTGAGCACCCGCGTCGCGACGCCGCGGAACTGGCTACCCTTGCCCTTGAGTTGCTCGGCGGGTTTCTGCCGCTTATTCGCCATCGCCGATCCTCTTGAGGCCGAGCGCCGCGAGTTGCTCCGTCGTGAGCGCCTCGAGCGCCAGATCGCCCGCCACGCCGATCACGCGCCAATCGCCGGGGAGCGCCCGCCGGAGATCCGCGATCGTGCGATAGGCCACCTCGCCGGGTGTGCCCGTCGCGAACCGCGCCACGATCACGGCATCCGCCGGCGCGTTGAGCACCTCGAGCGGCACGCCCGCCGCGTTCCCACTCACGCCGGTACCGCCTTTCCGGCGAGCGCCCGGTGCGCGCCGAGGTGGCACGCGCGGCACAGCGTGACGCCGTTGGTGACGCTATCGGTGCCGCCCGCCGATAGCGGAATGACGTGATGCGCCTCGAGGTGCTCCGCGCCGCCGCACCGCCGGCACCGGTACCCGTCGCGCCGCTTCACATCCCGCGCGAACTGGTGCCGCGCCACGCTCGAGCGCCGCGGCCCGCGCGCCCGGTCGCGCGACCGCTCGGCGGCGCGGGCGCACTGCGCGCATCGGGTGCCGCGGGTGATCAGCGTGGGGCAACTCAGGCACCGCCGCATATCAGCGCATCCCCAACGAGGCACGGCGCGGCATTACGGACGCGGAAAAAATCGGCGGGGGCGGGGGTCCAGGGCGCGCGGTGCCCGCCAGCGATTTACCCTGCCCCTCCCCTCGCGGTGCGCGGCGCAACGCGGCGAC